AGCTGGCCTTTTATACTATAAAATGATTGGGCTAAAAGGTGTAGCTCCTAAGTTTCAAGCTGCTGCGTATTATGATGGATATAGTAAATACATTGGTATTAATGATATTTCTGACATTAAAAAATTCTCAGGCCCTAATACTTTAGCATCCGTCACAAAATATAACTCTGCATTTTTGGGTTTAGAAAATTATATGGGGCAAGTTGCGGATTACTATTATCCTGTAGGTGGTGCAGTTTCTGGTACATCTACCACTACTACAAAGAATGTTGTTAATAACACTTTACCAGATGGTGGAACAGCCTCTTTTACCAGTGGGCTTCAAGTAGCTCCGAACACATTAAAAGGTTTAGAAGATGCAAACGCTAACCAAGCGGGTCTTATCACTGATGTACAGACAGACACAGATGCAAAATCTGCAAACACTGGTAACACAGGCACAGCAAGTACAGATGTAAGTACTCTTAAAAATGTACAGCAGGTTGGTGTCGATGATGGTACAACAGTTACTGAACCTAAAGTCCCTGAGAGTAAAACAGAAGTAAAACCTCCTGCGTTTTACCAAAAAGACCCATCACAAACTGGGTTTGAGTTGCGTAACTTTCTTGAGGAACGAGAATTAATTATTAACCAAACCAATCAAAATGTAAAAATTCTTGCAGAACGATCTGAATATTTTAGACGGCTTGCAGAAGTATCTCGTATTGGTGGTACTGATGAAGATTCTTATAACAAGCTAATTAATAACTCTACTGAGCTTATGGCAAAAGCTCAAACAATGCAGCAAGCTGGTGCATTAGAAGCTAAGAAAGCAGAAAACAAAATTATGTACCTTCAGGGTATGCAAGCATTATCTGATCTAACTAAGGGTAGCACTAATAGAGCTGCTATGGTTTGGTCTCAATACTCAGGTATGGATATTGGTATTAACACACGATCTGATGGTAAGTATGATATTACTATCGGTGGTAAGCCATATAAAACATTAGACAGTAAACAACTTAGTACTACATTACAGCTAGCGTTTGACCAAGGTTATAGAGGATCACAAGCTACTCTATCATCTACAATGGCTATGAAGACTTTTGAAAGTCAACTTGAGATTGTTAAACAGCAGTATAAAGATAATGCTGCTAACTATAGAGAAAGACTCAAATCGCAGTATGATCTTCTAAAAGAAAAATATAAATCCGATAACGAAGTTAAGTTACAGCAGCTTGAAGGTGTTGTCGTTATAACAAAAGGAAAACAAACATTTATTCTAACTGAAGAAAAATATACTGATTTAAATGGTGTCGAGTCTTATAGATTTGTAGAAAAAAGAGTTACGTCACCATCTGGAACAGGCAATAATTCGTATAAGCGTGAAAAGAAGGATTAACTATGGCTCCAAAAAAAGCAGGGCTTCAAGCATTTTCAAGTTCTTACTATGATGCTACAACTGCGCCCGGGGCAGGTAATCCATTCGAGCCTATTGGCGGGGGGTCGTCAGGACTCCAAGCACTACAAGCAGGTCTTGCTGATCAGTTAGTTCAACAACAAGAAGCTGACAAGACTCTTGAAGCTGCGCTCCTAGGGGGGTTTGATCAACCACCTGAGACTGGGCCTCGTGTATTATTTAGTCCATCTACAAATGAAATGTTTGTTAATGGTGCATTATACAATGCTGATGATAAACAATCAGCGTTAGATGCAGAGGCTAGGGGATACCTAGATAGACCTAGGGCTAAACAGCCTGATGGTGACTGGCAAGCTGTGTCTCCTGATTCCTATAAAACATTTATGAACAACATCGAAGACCCTAGCTTGGGTACTTTGTTTGCAAGAAACTTTGAAATAGGTGGAGACAACCTAAAACTTCTTGCTGGTAGAGGTGCTCAGTTCCTTGGGTTTGAAGAATTTGGCCAAGATTTAGTAAATGATGCAGTTGCAGAATTGTATTATAATCAACCATTCCAAAGAGAATTTAAAAGCGAAGATGGGGAATACTTTAAAGGTGGCCCTATTGACTGGTTCGTTGCTAACTTTGCACAGCAAGGGCCAAACTTAATAGAATCTATTGGTGTTGCTTTAGTTGGTGCTGGAGCAGGTGCAGTTGCAGGTGGTGGTGCTAATCCATTTACTGCAGCAGGTGGTGCTTTATACGCTATGTTGGGTAAAGAATCAGTAAAACTAGCCGTAGCATCAGCCGCTAAAAAATATATGAAGGGTCAAGCCCTTAACAAAGGTGAGAAAAAATTACTTCGTGAGTTCTCCGGTCTTACAGCCGCAGCTAAAATTAAAAATCCTAGTGCCTTTTATGTAGCCCCTAGTGGTGCAACTATGACAGGTAATCAATTTCTCAAAAAATTAGGTAAGGAGCAAGCTGAAGACTCCCTTGCTGTTGGCGCACTTAAAGCAAGTAAGCAAGCTGCAAACCAAGCTAAAGCAGGTGGCGCAGCAGGAGCATCAATCCTTGGTTCTTATGGTATGGGTGTCGCTGACATATATGGTGAAGTAAGAGATACAGGTGTAGGTGACAGAGGTACTGCGGCTCTTGGAGCTATACCATATGCAGCTATGGAAGTATTACCAGAATTTTTCCTAGCGGGTCGTGTCTTTGGACTTGGGCCAAATATCCTTAAATCAGGTGGTGTAGCCAAGCGAGTGGGTAAAGGTCTAGGTGTCGGTGGTACGCTTGAAGGTCTTACAGAACTTGGACAAGAATCTATTTTATTGTATGGAACAGACCAATCATTCGGTGACGCAGAAACAACTAGGCGATTAATTAACTCTTTTGCAGCAGGCTTTGCTATCGGTGGCCCGCTAGGTGGCTTTGCTAGTCTTAAAAAAGGTAACCTAGGTGATGCTACTAATGTATTAGATAAAGACGATCCACAAGCAGATAGAAAATTACTGCCTGCTCCTCCACTTACTGGCGATGTACTTGACCCGACAGCTCCTCCTCAAGGTCAATTACCACCCCCCGCTGGTACTGCGGCTCTCCCTGCTCCTACTCCAGCGATTACTACAGTATCTGAATCTCCTGACTTTGTTGCGGGTGCGGATGGGGTTCGTGCGGGAGAGCCGTTAGACACAGTGGTTCAAGCTAACCAACCTGTACTCCCGGGCCAAGAACAAGGACAACAGGGGATTATGTTCCCACCTGAAGGGCCAACTACTGCTGGAGCACTAAACGAATTATCAGAACAACCAACTGCTGGAGAAGCAATAGCTAATATACAACAAGCTAATCCACAGCCTACACAGGCTGAACTAGAAGCAGCTGGACAACAGACACTTAATATTCCTGCACAAGACGTAGCACAAAGTGTGCAAGACTTGGCTACCCCGGCGGTACAAGAGACAGCCATAGGACAACAACTTCTACAAGCTGCTAACACTAGAATAGCTCAGCAAGAGCAACAACTATTAGAGTCTAGGCAATTAGCACAGGAAGCTGAAGAACGAGCACAAAGACAACAAGAGTTTGATCTAGCTGAACAGCAAAGATTAAACGAGCAAGTGGCTCAATTAGAAAACGCTAGGGTAGAACAAATACTTGCAGAGAATGATAGGCTTACTCAAGAACTTGAGGAGCGTAAAGCTGCACAGGTTCCTGTACCACAGAGAACACCTACGCAGTTAAGTCTGCCGGGGATGGCAGCACCATATAGTGCAAGACGACAAGGATTACGAAGAGGTCGAGCTGCAGCACCTGTTGTTGCAGAGCCTACAGCTGCTGAGTTAGAAGCTGCAGGGCAGATGACATTACCATTTCCTGAACCTACTTCACCTGAATTAACACCACTTATAAATCAGATGGTAGCTAGTGGTATACCTATGGAGAACATACAAGAGTATGTTGATGACTTCCAAGCTGCTGTGACTAACAACGATTTAGCAGAACAAAATCAGATTATAACAGAGATGCAAGATATAATTAATCCACCTGCACGAGTTAATCCTTTACAAAGAGTACAAGAAACAGCAGCTCAACTAACAGGTAGAGCACCTATTCCAAGAGTAGGCACAGGAACAGACAGAGTAGTTACTGACCCTGAGACAGGAGAGCAGTTTACTGTAACATCATATGAACAACCAAGGAGGCCAGATGCCGTTCAAGAGCGAAGCACAGAAGAAGTGGCTGTACGCGAACAAACCGGAACTAGCGGAGCAGTTCCAGTCGGAGACACCCAAGGACGCCAAACTACCAACCAGAATAAGCTCCAAGAGCAGCTCGGAAAAGCGTCAGTACGCCAGACAGCAGAGAATAAAGCAGGCGAACAGCGAGCGCTTCGGGAAACTCGCGAAGAAAATAAGCGTAAACAAGCTCAGGAATCAGAAGCTCGTATAAGTGAAGTCTTTGTTGACGTTACAGGTAAGACACCTATTGAAGCATGGAATGAATTAGCTCCAGCAGGTACTGTCCCACTAGACAGACTACCTCAAGATGCTCGACAGGCATGGGCAGACTTAGTAGCAGGTGGTGCAGTCAATGGTGATATTGCACAACGTCTATATGAAAACTCATACCAGCAATTAAAGCTTTCTGCTAGAGAAGAGCTTAATGAGTATAAAGCTAAGTTTGATATTACTACTGACTTTACTAAACATGGCGAAGCATGGTCATACGCACACCAGCTAGTTGCTTTTGCATTCTTTGAAATTGATTCAAACCTAACTAAGCAAGGTATCACTGCTGAAGCTATAGAGTACCTGAGTAAAACTGATTTTACTCCTCAACAACGTAAAGCAATTAATGATGCTTTTGTATCTCAAGCTAACGCACAACCATTAGATGGAACATTTGATAGGGGTTTTAATAAAGGTAAGACAAAGCCTTGGTTAAATTTTGCTACTAAAAACCATCTGCTTGGTGACGTTCAAGTCGCACTTACAAATATGCCAGCATGGTTTACATCACCACAGCAAGAAGCCGTTAACGAAGCTATATCTCAAGAGACACAAGGTGAAGTCCTTGGTCAAGATACTGCAGACAGAGTACTTAATGCACTACGAAGACAGCAGGCTGCCGGAGATAAGATTGACTTTGAAGCATTTAGAAAAGCTTATGAAGCAGCTTTAGGTACTAAAGGTAGAAAAATTGCTGCTGAGAAAACAAAACAATTACAACTAGAAAACTCTAGGATGCTAGAAGATATTCTTAACTCACACTTAGAAAGATATGAGTTTAAATCTTTCAGTGGTTATAATCCTGTGGTTGAACTTACATCTGATAGAGCATCTACTGAGCAACGAACTCAGCAAGGTGGTGAATCTACGGGTAGTAGAGAAATAAATCGTATCCAAACTTATTTTGCTAACTCAGATAGAAATTATCTGATGGCTAATGGGTATGCAATTAAAGACTTCTTTGATGTTAAAGGTAATCTCAAAACAAAACGATTGTTTAATGGTCGTATTGTACCTGATCCAACGCCCGAAACACAGACAGAAAGAAATGCTCAGCAGACAGAAGGCCAACGCCTACTCAAAAAAGGCAGACGTACACAGCGTGAGAACGCAAGAGTAAACAGGCTACAACCTACCGCTGAAATAATGAAGGAAATGGACTCTAAGAACACTGATGGTAACTTCAGTAGAGCAGATGGTAAGCCTACTAAACCATTAGGTAGGGGTGAGATTGACCTTGTTGTTAAGCAAGTCCTTAAAAAATTAAAAGTAAAACCAACTGTTACTGTAGTTGCAAACGTTCAAGAGTTAGCTAGGACAAACCCTGAGCTTTATAAGCGTGCTCAAGCAGGTAGACCACTCGGTGATTTTGATACAGTAGAAGCCGTTGGTTATTCTGTTGGCGATCAAGTTATAATCTTCAGTGATTATGCAAGAACAAAAGAACAGATTAGATTGACTGTTGCTCACGAAGCATTAGGCCACTTTGGTTTCCGTGCCTTCATGCCTCGTAGCAGAATGGATCCGTTGTTCCGTGAGATATACAGAACTGATGGTCATGTAAGAGCTGCTGCAGATATTCTGCGTAGAGCTAATCCACAGATGGATATGATGGAAGCTGTAGAAGAAGTGCTTGCTGAACGAGCCGCTGCACTTGACTCCAGTATGATAGCTAGACTTAATAATATTATTCAAGCTGTTCTTGAAGCTATTGGATTAGGGGACTGGATAAGTAGAGGTGATCCTGATCTTACGCGGTACTTCCTAAATCAATCTCGTAAGAACTTACGCTCAGGTGGTAGAGGTGTTGTAGGGGCCCAACAGTTAGCTCTCAACCTAAAACAATTACAGTCAGAGAGTGAGTATGGTCGATTCCAAATCGAAGATGTACGAGCTGATCACGCCACTAACTTCTTCCAAGCCGATGGTCTTAATCGTAGGTCAGGTAGATTCGGTGGTTTTGATAGTGTTAATGAATTAGTAAGAAACCTACCAAGAGGCAAAGGTAAATCACTAAGTAGATTTTTTGCTGAGATGTCTGAAGCTGTTCAGACATTAGATAACAAAGCGCAACGTAGTGAAGGCTTGTCTTTAATATTTAAAATCTTTCAGAACCAATCTGGTAAGACAAGACGTATGATGTCTGAGTATGAAAGGCTTACAGCATTTACTCATACTCCTGATTGGATGGGTGTCGGTAAAGGCCCAACTAAAGAAGAGTTACAACAGGCAGGTGAGATGCTTGCTTATGGTGCGTTACTAAAAGCAAATCAAAATACAGATCAAAACATCCAAGCCTTAGATAAACTAATGCAAGGTATGGAGGCTGGCAACCCACAAATAAATCCTGATGTTCGTCAGCAACTAGAAGAAATGGGTATGGTATCCCGTGAAGAGTTTGAAGCAGGGTTTACTGTTGCATTAAGTAATGGAGAAGAAACTTTTAAAACTTTTACCGTTACTGATAACACATGGCGTATCTATTCAGAGAACAGGTCTGCTGTAGCACAGTCAGCTGTTGATGTACTCCAAGCTAATATGGATGCAGTGCTTGGACAACGAAGGCAAGCATTAGAAAAATTTGCTAAGTTCACAGGTCAGGGTGGTGTGCTACCTACTGATCAAGATGTCCAAATATTTGAACGAATTATTGAGGAGTACTCTAATCTATACATGGAGAACGCTACAGTAGATGGGCCAATCCAAGCATCTATTGACAAAGCTAGTACCTTTCTTGAAGCAATTAACAGAGCTTTTCACAAAGATGAAAAGGTACAAGACTGGGCAAATGGTACAGATAACACTGCACAGTTTCAAACTGATAGGTACAGAGATATTATTGCTGCTATACCTCGATTAAGAGAGTTACAGTTTAATGAGTCAACTGCTTACAATGTAACTAATGCTATACAAAACTTATTCTTGTTAGATCAAAGAGCTGCAAATTCAGACTTTAATGCAAGACGAACTCTTGTAACTGGTTATGTACCATTTACTAGACGAGGCGCGTGGCAAGTTCGTATGCAAGCTTATGACGCAAGCACAGGTCAAGCCGTATCTTTAGAAGAAACTTATGCTGGATCAGTACCATTCTTCCAAGCTGCAGCAGAGCAAGATGCAAAAGATATCGCAGTGGGGCTACAAGATATTGTAGCAGAGGGCTCAAACCCTATAACCTATCGAATGAGAGATACTGATGGGCAAGAAAGAAACATACAGTTTAGAGCGCAAGTAGCAAAAGCTAGACAGTCACAACCTCTTACTAATTCTATGAACCTTACAGAGTTTATGAGTGTTGTTCAGCGTTTAGATATTGGTCTTACACCACAAGAACGACAACGTATTATTACATCTTTGACTAGCGTTCAGTCTACTGCACGAAGAAGTTTGCAGAGATCAGGTAACCCCGGATGGGATCAAGATGTTGTCAGAAGTGTGGCTGAACATTTAGAAACACAGGCGCATGTAGCAGGTAAAATTACTTACTCATGGCAGCTAACCGATATAATGGCAGACAACAATAAGTTTAGAGGTGATCCTGAAAAACTACAACAGTTAGAAGAAGCCACAACACGAGGTACAGAGTCACAAAGAGAAGCAGCTAGAAAAGCTTATGATGCTTACGCTTACCAGTATAGTCATTCTGCTGATCAAAATGCTCCTGTCCAAGCCAAAGATAGAAATGGTAAAACTATACCAAATGAAGGTCGTGGTGAAGACTACAGAGAAGAAGCTAAAAAATTATTATCTTTCTATGCAGAAGCAGCAAACATATCTAGTTCTACAGAGGATATACTATCTGGCGAAATAGGATCTAGGTTTAAACTATATGCTGTATTACTACAACTTGGTGGTTCTATAGCAACTGCTGCTGTGAATATGATGTCTATGATTACACATACCATTCCTTATCTTGGTAGTTACAATCCAAACAGAGGCTATGGTGGTGGCTTTGGGTTTGCTAAATCTGCGGGTGCTATGAGTAGAGCTGCTTATAATGCAGGTAATGGTAAACTTGCTGACTATGATTATATGGTACGAGTAGCTAACCCAACTGGAGACCCTACACTACAGGCAGAGGCTGATAGATTACAGCAACAACATGGTCTATCTCCAGATGAAGCTGCTGCTATGTTAGATGCTACTGGTGCAGGTGTGCTTCAAGCTGCACAGTTTAACGCATTGGTAGGAACTTCAAGGGGTGGTAGGTCTAGTAATAATTTTAATGGTTTGATTAAAACATGGATGATTGCCTTTTCATACACAGAGCAACTTAACAGACGTTCTACATTCCTTGCGTCATATAGATTAGAGCGAGAAAGAATACTTGCTGACAGTAGGTATGGAACTAATATTGATAACCTTCCGGTTGAAGACCGAGCAGAGGTACAGCTTCAAGCACAAGAGTTTGCAACGAAGTCAGTGAATACATCACAGGGTGAATACGCTATGTATAACAGACCCGAAATGGCTAGAGGGAACGTAGCACAGTATATCTTCATGTATAAACAGTTCGTCATTATTAGCGTACAGTTGATGAAAGGCATGGATAAGAAGGGCAGGTTGGCTATGCTGACTATGTTGTTCTTAATGTCGGGTATGAAAGGACTACCATTTGCTGATGATATAATGGACTTGATTGATACGCTTGCTCAGAAGTTTGGTATTAAGATGAAAAGCGTAGAGGAAGAAACTGCACGGCTTGTTGATGCCTTTATCCCCGGCGCATCACCGATATTTATGCGAGGAGTTCTTGACAAGTATACTGGTGCAACGATATCCACAAGGTTAGGCTTTGGTGATTTGATTCCGTTGTCGGGTGCTTTCAAAGCAAAGAGTCATGCAGGTGAATATTGGAGAGAAGCAGAGAACTTCTTTGGGCCAGTGTTCTCTGGGATGACAGGATTGTTTGGCACAGGAGCACAACTTCTCAGGTACGGAGCAGAGACTGTGGGCCTCAAGGATGACACGACACGATTTACAGATATACTAAGAGACGTACCATCTTCTGCTGTAAGAGGTTTGGTCGATGGTATGACTTATCTACATGATGGGAAGATTACTAGAGCCGATGGTACAGTCCTAGATAACGAGGTGGGTGTCGTAACTTCCGTAGCTAGGATGATGGGATTTTACCCATACCAAGTTATGGTACAGAACGATATCATTAGAATGACAAAACAATCACAGGCTTATGTACAGGACATGAAGGCTCACTACCGTCAAGCATACATCAAGGCTAAGATGGAAGGTGATAGAGGAGAAGTTCGTAGAATCTTAAATTTCGTAAAAGAATGGAACAGAGAAAATAAAGGAACAGAGTTTTACTTTAAAGACTTTGTTGCCTCATCAAACAAATCACTGAAGTCTGCTAAGAAGAACAGCATCAACAGGTACAAGAAGTTTGCACCAAAAACTCTACGACCTACAGTAGACGAGTTGCTAGACATCTATGGAGTTGAAGCAAACTAATGTCTGAGGAAACCGAGATCGTAGACAATGGGATTGGTGAAGCAGAACGTATTGCTGTAGACTTTAATGAAGATGGAACACTAGGCAACATCACAATAGAAGATACACCCGAGGGTATGAGTGATGTCCAAGCAGGTATAGAATTTATCTACCATATGCGTGAACACCTCTTAGATATAGGGGTTGCGACTATATACTTTTTTTCTGTTTATGCTATATATTTGTGGATAACTAAGAAAATTAAGGGGTAGCTAGACTACCTAGAAGGGTCTTCACCCCTCTGTACGGCGCTTAAAACGGCTTGTTTTTCTAGCATCTCCTTCCTTTTTGCCATAATTCTCTTTGAACTCATCAATGCTTTGTTTATACGATGTATTGTTTTAGGGTGTGCAAACTTGTATGGTGGCGTATCCAACCTAAGATATAAGTATCTACCATTAGGTAGTTTTATCTTCTTAAAGTTCTGTATCTTTCACCACCTGCAACTGTCCGTATGATATATCGTCAGCCACTACATCTGCATTCTCAAGTAGGCTTTGGAATCTTGGATGCGTTAAGTTAAATCCTACAACATAAGTCTGTGCTAGTTTGATTGGTGTGTCTTTACCAAGTGATGCCTTCTCAGATCTAGGTGTAGCCAACGCATTCTCTGAAACAAGTTCCTGTTTGAATGTTTTGTAGTCAGCTCCTCGCATAGACAACCACTTTCTAAAGTGAGTACGATCTATCATCATTGTACCCTTATCAAAAACTTCGGCTGGAGACTTTCGGAATACATCTAATCTAATTCTTATGTCGCCTCTTGGTATCCTTGCAAAGTCGGGTTGTGCTTTCTGCCCTACTGTGTGCATGACAGTAACAGATGTATCAGCAGAATCAGCCATGTACTCTGCGACAAGATCAAAGCAATCAACTTGATTCTCTTGTACTGTCCTACGGATAGCACCTATTTGTGATAGTACCCATTCAGTAGCTTGAGTGTAGTCAAACTTAATCAGACCCCATTCGCTAGCTAACTTCATACCTAAGTCTGCTAATACAATAGACTGTTCCCAGTATCTTTCTTCGCCACTAAACTTAGCTTTATACTTCTTAGCAAAATTTTCTGATGCTTCTGCAATAGCAGATTGGATTCCTTCTTCACCCATTGACAACAAGTTTATAATAAATTTCTTACCTACAATCCCATAGTGAGAGTGGATAGCTTCATATATTTTTCTACCTGCTTCAGACCCTCGAGTAAATATAGGTGCAGATGGTACAGTAAGTTCTAGTAGACGAGCCATCTGTGCGTCTGTGTCCAGACCAGATGCTATAAGTTTACTTTGTAGAGACTTGTTGGTGGATACTATTACTGGTGTTGCCCAAGTCTTAGCATCTCTTTCCTCTGCGTTACGATTGAGTCTAGCTTTATCTCTACCCTGTGATACCCAATAGCAGAAGTCACCGACCTCTTTATCCTGCATCATAGTTACTTCATCTATTGTTAGTGGTAGATTAGCATATGTACCAAGCCTTGCGAACAGACTGTTCTGTGTGTACTTAGCCGCAAAGTGTAGCTTGTCGGGGTTACCATATATTGATTGCACCCAATACTGTGCTAGTGTTTTACCTCCACCTGTTGGCCCATATAGAGATACAGTCAATCCTTTGAGACCTGTAAAATTATATAGTGGTGCAGAGAAACCTACACCTAATGCAAACATATGAGATTTAAGATCAGCCTTTTCTAATACTGATGTTAGGTTTATCCACTGGTCTACATCACCCTTAGTGTTGTATAAGTCTGCACCTTGCTTTTGTATACCCGATGCAAGACTAATTGATTCTTCTGTCACTCCTTCTGCTGTACGCTTTAGAAGTGTATCGCCTAAGACAAATGCCGCATTCTTTTCTTTCCAACCCATAGTTGAGTAGAGGTTAGTCATAGTACGAATCTGCCTCAACTCATCCATATAAGTTCTTAACATAAGTTGAAAATACTCCGTTTGTTTCTTGTTATATAATACAATCCCTTGATCCGCTATAGCTGTAGAGAACTCACGATTGCCATCCGTTAGGTATGCTTGTCGTAGCACAAGGTCTTGCCACCCCATGTGTGGTCTATTCCAATGATATCTAACTGTCTCATACCCTAGTGATTCATCTAGTCCATAGCTGACTGGGTATATATCAAACTTACAAACATCTATATCTGTATCATCTATGGTAACTTTTATACCATCTTGTGTTCGCTTGAATGGTTTAGGTATTGGAATCTGATTAGCTTGAGAGTCGGGTGCTTCTGCTGATAGTGGTGCTTCTTGATACTGAACACCTAGTCTAGCAGGTGAGCCTATCTTCCCTTTGTATACACATCCTCTACACCCGTTCGGTCTGTCTATATCAAACTTACTACAAGTTGTTGGGCCAGTAGCAGAATCTTTCCAGTGATTGAGTTTGCTTATTGTAGAATGGTAATCAAACTTAGGATGCCTCTGACTCCACTCGACTGCTGTCTTCTCTGCATCATTACAGAAAGCCGCAACCCCTATAAGATCATACCATAGTGGTTCATCCACCTTGTCTTGATTATCTATCGCCCATTCTATCTGCTTACATTTAGATGCTACGATTGATCCAACTGCAAGTGGGAACTCTTGTTTAGATACTAAATTTTCTAACAACGTATTGTCACGAGTGTGACCTTCTTGCGCCCCGGGCACGGCGTTGTAGAAATAAGATAGAGATTCTTTCAGACTAGAAACCTCTATAGGTTCTGCGTCTACTAGAAGTTTTACTTCGTTACCATTCTTAGGATTGTGTGTACCAACTGGTCTTAGTACCAACGCACTGTTGGCTGTAAGTCCTGCATCTATCTTAAACTCTTTATCCAAAGCCGCTTGTTTCATAGCATTGGCTAGGGGTTTCCACTCTTGTGGTTCTAATTCTTTTGTTAGTATCCAATACACATGCAACCCATTACCCGAATATATAATCATCGGCTTGGGTAATCGCATTGTGTTTACAAATTTACCTAGTTCTTGTAGTCCTTCTTTCCATGACGGATATGGTTTACCTTCACCACAATCTACGTCTATTGCTACAACCTTTGTGGCTCTAACATTATCTTGTTTTCTATTACCTTTAGCGTTGAAAGACGATATAGCAAAATAAGTATTGTTACCTGTACTATCCAATCTTTCACATGTCTGTGCAAGTTCTTCTACCGAATCAAAGAAACCCTGTTTACGACCATCTTGGTTGATCACAGTGGTTACATAAAAACCTTCTATCGGTAGGACTCGCTTGAGAAACTCTAGCGTGTTCATATCTACCTACCTTTGTTATAGGAGGGAGTCCTAAGACTCCACTCCTAATTTATCTTACTCTGTTTTATTCATAACCTCAAGAAGCCTTTGGAATCTATACTTCTGTTCCATCGCTATGACATCGGGTGCAGGCCACCCATCTGTCATTATATCAAGAAGTTCCTTGAGTGTGAGCCTTACTTTCTTATCATTGTTCTTGCGGATTTGGTTACCTTTCACCCATCCATAATAAGTCATACGAGACACACCAAGGAGTTCTGACATATTGCTTGTAGTTAAAAGCATATGCTTTCGTAAGGCTTCCACTTTCTTGAAATCAAGAGGTGGTATATTAGCCATTGTCAATGTCTCCTACTAGCTGTGCAATCTCTGCGGCTAGGTCATCAGCACCACTGACAGTCTTCACTGCTTTTGGTTCTTCGACAGGCTTTGGTACTGCAACAGGTTTAACTTGCTCTACAGGTTTGATAGCTTGCACTACCTTTGGTGCGGTAGGAGCAGGTGCTTCCTCGACTGCAGCTGCAGCGGGAGTCGCTTCACTTGTGAAAACATCTTCCTCTACAGTGAATCCGTCTACCTCATCAAAGCCAAACTTATTAGCACCACTCGCACCCTCTACATATTGGATAACTTGTACTGCTCTAAGTCTGATTGATACACCTGCACCGATCATAGCTGTATGAAAGAAAGCACATGAACCATTCACCTTAACTTCTGAGCCACCATAGATGTTAGACTTAGTCATCATGTTACCTTTGCTATCAAAGACAGCAGGTTTATATGCGGCTTTAGATTTGAATTTAACAATCACATTACCTGTTGGATTGCCATCATCATCTAGTTCTTTACTGAATGGTAAAGGTGCTTGCTTGATTTCCATGTTAGGCTTGTCTTTCTTCAAAGCCTTAATGCCTTCAACTACAGTCTGCTTTATTAGTTCTATGACTGGTTGAGCCTCTGCCTCTGATAAACAAAGGTTAACTTTATAGTGTCCTTGCTCATCAAATTTAGTGTCGGGTGCGCTGATATACGGATAGTAAGCAACGCCTTTTGCGGTTGTAAAAGTTTTATTCATCTGAACCTCCTAGGTTTCATTAGTTAATATAAAGCCATCCTCTTCGACAAAACCGTACTCGTCTAGTGAATGGTCGGATTGTTGAGTTTCAACAGCAAGTTCTCCTGTAACAATCCTAGTCTGCTTAGTCCCCAAATGCTCATCGACATCCTTCTGATCTGTATCACTATTGAATCCACGAAAACTAAATCTTAGTTTCGGGAAAGCCGCTAGTGTATCAAATGATATCCTTGTCCGTACTATCTCGGGTGCAATACCACGCATGGACAATTCTTTTTGATAGGCATTCAAGTTCTTCAAAGACGCAGGAGTAACTTGTAGTAAGTATGCTTCACTAAAGGGCCCATTAGCTAAGACAACTGCTAATCGTTTCTGATCAACGCAAGCCTTAACCTTGTTCCCTGTAGGTGTAGTCCTAGACCCCCAAGCATTTTGGGAGCAAGAAACACACATGTCATTCTGCATGGCATGACTGTTCTTACTTGGGTACATACCATCTAGTGAATAGCAATCGGGTGTGGATGATTGACTATCTTCAGACCACTCTTCAGCGTACCAAGACTTAGAAAGTTTTGGGTTAGCACCGACAATAACTACATCTATACTATCGTCTAGTGCAGTCTCCTCGTCTTTATTGACGATGCGGAATTGTGATCCTTTGATAGATATCTTTGGTGCAATCATTAGTCGTCTGCCTTGTTGACAGGCTTACGAACATTGACATCTATTCGTGTGCCATAATTAACACCATCGGGTACAGCTTTGTTGTGGTCAATATAACCACGCACTGCTGTCTTACTGACTCTTTTCTCTAGCATATCCCACGCTTCATTATCTTTTATGAAGTTCAAGACTGCATCCCAATCACCCACTTGGGCAAAGTCGGTAGTCGTTATGAACGCAGTACCAAAGGGTGTCTTCTTAGAAGTCTCCCCTTCTGCATCCATCTTTTCTTTTAGCCACGCTTCAAGTTTAAGAAGATTAGCTTTTATATCTGCAACCTTTTCTTTAGTCTCAGATTCTATAGCCTCCTTCTGTCCTCTTAACTTGAGGTATGTGGCAATAACTTTATCTGTAGTTAGTTCCATAGTTACCTCGTTTCCTTTTGTATAAGGTCTAGTAAAAGACCCTGTAGTTTTTGTTTGTTTTTAAGTCTCTCATACATCCTATACTCCAAGTCTGTTGACTCGATGTGTATGACGTTGGAAGAGAATTTCTTACCTATCCTTTCAATGCGACCATTCGCTTGAATGTATTGCTCGTTGCTTGTCACTGGCCCATACCACACCACTGTAGATGCGGAGGTAAGAGTTAGACCATGTGCCATAGTTGCAGGGTGAGCAATAAGTACATGTGGATTTACTGACTCTTGAAAATCATGGAAGATAACATTTCGTTTGGAGGCAGATACCTGCCCATTCACAACTGCTACATCCCAAGTCTTTGAGAGTTCTCTTTCCAACATGTTTAATGTTCCTGTTAAGGGAACAAAAACTATAACCTTACCTCCTACTTCTTCTATAATTTCTTTCACTACTTTAACTCTTGGTGAACAATCAACTTCAACATGGCGTCCATCGTCTCCGTAAACTACACCACAACTTATCTGTATAAGTTTCTGTAGCTTGACCGCCTCATTAACAGCAGTGATTGTTCCTTCCTCCTCAAGTTCTAAAACAAAATGTCTAAGCATCTTGGTGTAGTGACTCTTCTGTTCAGCAGTAAGGTCAACCTTCCTTGTCTGATATATTGTATCGGGTAAGTCTAAGCATTCCTCTCTAGTATATCTGACGGCAGGGTATAAGATGTGTTTAACTATCTCTATTGATTCCGGTCTTGGTATCCACTTCCACTGACCTATCTTCATCATCACCGCTTCTTTGAAAGCAGTATATGTTTTGGTGCAGTATGGACTACCTACTAGCTTTGCTAATGCCCAAGCATCGGTGGGATCATTCGGGGTGGGTGTACCTGTCATCAACCACAAACGAGTTCTAGGATGTTTGTCCATGAATTTCCTGAGCGCTTTGAATCTATTTGTCGAGGGGTTTCTAAGAACAGCAACCTCATCTACAATGACAAGGTCAAACATATTAAGAGCATCTTCAGCTATGATATTAAAACCATCGTGATTAATAATGTAGAAGTCTGCATCTGTGTTGAGTAACTTCTTACGCCTAGCACTTGTACCATGTAGGGTTACTGACTTTCTATTAGGGAAGTTCATAAAGATACTATCACCCCATACTCTTTCTAATGTAGATAGTGGAGATATAATTAGAACCTTCTTAACTTCTCCTATCTCCATAAGATAATCTGATGCCCACAAAGCTGACTGTGTTTTACCTGTACCTATCTCATTAAGTACCAATGCTTTCTTGTGCATTGTAAGGAAAGCAGAAGTCATTCTCTGATGTTCGTAAGGTGTATATCTACCTGTCCAATTATAATAATGTAAGATCGGTGATGGTACTTGGAATCCTAAGTTCCTTAGAACCTTTACTTCGTCAAGTTTGTGTGGTGCTACAACGAGTTCTGCTCCGTCATACTTTAGCATGCGTGCTGTAGGTATCGTTTGTAAAATCCGATTGGGATGCTTTGGGTTAAGAGCAATCGCCTTTGCTTGTTCAATAACAATCATTGGTCGCTCTCAATATAACTTACTACTTCTTGTATAGTTTCTTTATCGTAAACTAAAAAACATTTGCCACCTTGCATCTCTATCTCCTTCATCGTTATGGTCTGTAACGCAGTCGGCTTTTTACTTTTATCAGCCTTGCATTCTATACCTACAAATCTACCCCTAACTATGGCTACCCTATCGGGTATACCTGCCTTACCGAATGGCCCTGCTTGAGGACTGTAAAACCAAACACCATGTTCTTTAAGTGCTTTATCTAACCAACGTTTAATTTTCCCTTCGGGGGTACTCATATTATATAGTCTTTCTTTACAGAGATGTCAACTTTAATTTAAAGAATATTCACAAATATTTTTTGCAGGGCAGAATCTACATAGACCACTAGGTCTTGGCGGCCAGTTATTGTTTGCAACTGACTGGTTAATTCTTTCTGTTTTACTTAGTAACTTTACCCACATATCTTCTGCATCTAGTCTAGTGTATGTGTGGGAATCTAATGCCATATCCTTTAGCCATACAAAGGTTGACTGAACCTTTTTAATATTGGGGAAGTGACTGAATACCTGTAGTGCAAACATCTCTAGCTGTGCAAAGTCGGGTCTTCGTTTACCTGTCTTCCAATCCATGACGATAGCTTTATCTTCAAATACAATTAAGACATCAAGGATGGATCGTAGCCATGCGTCTTTCTCCCACCAAGTTGTTGGTGTAAGGTTTTCATTCAGCGTGAGCTTCTGCTCCACTTGTAAAGTTCCACCCATATCCTCTATGCTTTTACATAGAGGTTCATATGATTGTGATTCAGTAGGTAGTTCCACTTGTTTACCTAGTCGATGTTCAAGTGCCTCGTGTACTCTCTCACCATATATAGTGGCATCACTACCTGTGTCTTTTACTTCTTTAGTTATCCTTTGATGGTAGTATCTTTTAGGACAATTCTCATACATCTTAATAGCAGAGAATGAGTGTGATATATTTGTCATGTAGACATCCTCCTTATTATATCATGCTTGAGCATCTCAAGTATAGCTATGGTTTCTGTACTGTTATCTAGCATACTAGAAAACCTTACATACTCACCATCTAACTTTACCATTACAAGAACTTCTTCTACTGTAGCTGTCTCTTGTATAGCAGTTTGAACTTTACCAAGTATCTCAAGCACTCTTACTTTTTTATCTTTTAGTACCTGTAATTCTTTAGGTATATCATTTTCGTTTATCATTTTGCGTCTCCATAATTATAACCTACACCCGATTCACAAGCAACAGGTAAGTCCTTTGCCCAGCGGGGAGCAGTTGACATTCTTCTCTCAACGAGTTCTCTTGCGTGTTGCGTGTCGTGTTCCCGGGTCGTGATAATCACTTCATCATGTACTTGAAATGCAACATGATATGACTGCCCGATTGATGCCATCTGTTCTGCGACTACGATTCTTGCCAAGGCTTGAACCACATTCTCTGTAACTTTACCTCCGTATATTCTAGTCCAGTCTATCTTACTCTGCTCACCAGTTAAGAGTCTTTGCTGTGTTAGTTTACGGAAAGTTCTAGCGTCAGATATATATTCAAATCCATCAGAAGTATTACGCAACGCATGGTACTTTATCTTTAGTCCATTAGGTAAAGTTATCCCATCCTTATCATAAGGAAGTAGATTACATATGCTACCCGATGCACCCGAGACCATGCCTGTAAGAGCATGACCACATTTATTCCATAGTGATACTATGTTATGGTTCTTCTGTCTGTATAAGTTTACAATTCTTATTGCCTCGTTCTCATCTATATCAACAGCAATACCACCTTGCCCAAGAGCAAGAGTGGCTCTAAACTTTACATGACCCATGCCATACCCGAGTCCAAGGATACAAGTTTTACCTACAAACCTTTGTATCTTATCATCTTTTGTTACCTTCTTGCCATAGACTTCAGTAGCAAACTCACTATACACATCTCTACCCTCACGGAATGCTTGCACAAGATCATCTTGTCCTGCGATATAAGCAACCATACGAGCCTCAATCTGTGACGAGTCACAAGCAATCATCACATCACCTTCGGGTACAGTAATAGCCTTACGGATTGCACCATTTCTAGGTAGATTCTGTAGGTTAAGTTTATCTCCACCACTAAATCTTCCTGTGTGTGCGCCATAGTAGTTGAGCATGATAGGTAATGCTCCCCTGTCTGCAACCTTTATTAAGTTCTCAGTCCTAGTTTCTTCGATGGTAGACTTCGTGCCTAGTCTCGCCGCCACCAGTGCTTGAACCTTTGGGTTAGGATGTTCTAGTAGAGCAGTAAACTCTTTGTCTGTCTTTGCAAAAGCAAATGTTTCTTTACCTGTGCGTAGGCTAGTCTTCATTGGTACTTCCACACCAACAGTTTCTAGTATCTTTGCAAAGATTTGGTTAGACATAAGAGCCTTCTTAACTCTGTCCTCACTCAAACCTTTAAGTGTTAATGACTCTATAAGTTTCTTCTTATCTTCTTTAACCTTTTGAAGATGAGCAGATAGAACCTCCCTGTCCAATACAATAGTAGGCTGAGTATACATACGAATTGTTTGGTCAATAATCATTAACTCAGACACAGGTACTTTAGGTCTAAGTTTCTTGTATAGTTTGTATGTTAAGTTTACATCCTGCAAACAGTAGTCAGCATACCTGTCAAGTTCTTGTGGTGAGAAGTCCTTACGTTTCTTACCCAATGCTTGTACAACTTCATCCCCTTTCTGTCCGAGTTTATAGAAGTTTGATAGAGCCTTGAGAGAACCTCCCACAGTAGAGTGATGATAAGGTCTAGCCATAGATAAAGTATCTAACCAAAACTTAGGCTTGATACCATACAACCAAGATAGGATTGCACCATCGAACACAGTATTGTGTGCAAGGATAGCATCTTCCGAATAGTCTAACGAGTTTAGAAACTTACCAACATCGTCTCCACTATACCAATCGGGTGGGTTATCATCTACCTTTACACCTACACCTATGACCTCAAACCTTGGGTCTCTAACATAGGCTTCAGTAGTCATCTTAGATAAGGAAAACTCACGACTATAATATGTTTCAAAGTCAATAGTAATTACCCTCATCTTGACCCCCCTTTGTTTATAGTAGGAACTTGTTCTCCTGCTAATGCACCATAGCCACACATGTCCACATAGTTATCAACATGTTTAGGGTTCTGCTTTATCCTAGCTATCTTTAGTAAGGCTAGCATAATCGGTACATCGTGGGGGTTAAACTCAACCCCCTTATATGTAGTCCACAACTCTGCTGTAACTCTAGCATTATCAGCAAAGTCTCCGTGGTCATCTTGTCTGTCCACCGATGTCAGCTTGTCTGCTTTCTTTAGTATCCTACCTCTTTTGTATTCAACATTCTTTTTCTTCATCGTTACCTCCATGTAAAGTATATAATTCCACACCTTTACCACAATGTAAAGAGTGTTCGTTACAAATGTTAACTGCTTGACCTGCCGATGCACCCATAGCCAACGCACCTATAGCTATGTCCTTACCATCTCCAAAGGCACAGTACATATCTCGTTTGATAAGTTGGTTGTATTGTAATTCATACAGTCCATCTTTCTTCACCACAATAAGTTGTGCCATGCTAGGTGCTACATCGGGCATTACAGGTAGACCTTTAGTATACCATTCCGATAGTTGTTTGATGTAAGCTAGTAGACCTACACCTGTAATGATAACAACTTCTCCCTCGCTCGTGTCATACCAAGCCTTTGATGACTCCCATTTCTGAGAGCCATCGTTAGCCATTCTGTCAGTCGCAAGGGTCTTTCCATCCCAAGCTATTACTGTCATAATTTAGTTACCTCCTCAATTTTCATGCCACCCTCATGGTGATACGATGTATACTTATCACCTCGTTTCTCATCATGCCCTTCTTTCTCAAAGACATTGAATCTCCTACGCAATTCGGTAGACATATCTGTTAGTATTTTATGGACACCATCAAACACTTCCTTGCTTGTAGGTTGTGTCTGTTGGTAGTATCCACTCGGTGGTGTAGCACAGAACCCCAACAACAATTCTTTTGAGAACTCGTTGTTGCGTATTGACTGCTCAAGTAAATCCAACCAAGGCTTACTAGACCAATCGGGTTGCTTGTGGTGGTACATACTCTGCCCTTGTCTGTCTGCCCACACCTTCGCAATCAATGGATCAAAGGCACGAACCCTTGCTCTTGCCTTGATACCTCGCTTGAACTTAGCTAGTGCCTGTCTCCACACTTTACGTTCTTCGGGTTTCTCCACAAACTTATCATCGGGTCTACGATTGAGACACTCGCCAGTAAGTATGTTGAACTTCAACCCTTGAAAGAATGCAGGTGACTCTCGCATAGCCTCGCTGAACAAAGCATAACTACCATACCAAGCCTTGTCCTTTAAGTCTTTCAGAGTATGCTCATCAGCATCATTCGGTAGAGCATGAGCCATCTCAACTAACCTTTGATACTTAGTAGTCGTACCTTCAATTACATTCTTGTTAACAGTCTTGACATGATTGATTCGATACAAACCTTTCTTGTGTCTCTCAATGTTGAATGGCATCCAACGATAGCATGAGGACACTAACGATTGTGAGTGCCTCCAGACTTCCTCGGGTGTACATACAAACTCCACTAAGTTGTCAGGTGTTATACGCATGAATGGTTTACTTCCGTACCCTTCAATGTGCATAGTGTAAGTTACACCAACATGTTCGTCTGTGTGTTCCTTGAACAATCGAAAGCTAGCAGATATCTTCCTACCTTTCTTTGGATCACGACACCTTGCATACTCCCTTGCAAAGTCATCGTAGTTATCAAGCCTTCGACCACCATTGTTGTTGTCAAACCAAGTGTTGTATTGGCTATCGTCTTTCGACCTCTTTACAATGAAGTCAATGACTTCTTGTTTTGTTATAGTATCTTCCATAGTTACCTCTACTTTCTTGTTAGTTTATTAAATGTTACAGCCGCAGTCATACTGTTTAAGTCCACGCCAAGTTCTTCTGATGTCTTAGCCTTTGGTCTTTCAGTAATCTTCTTGTGTCGTTCCTTAGCCTCATCGGGTAGCAAATCCCACAAGGGTTGCCATGCTTTGAGAGCAGGTGCTAGTGTCGTATAGCTAGTCGTTATCTGCCTAACACCCTCCACAAAATCATTAGCTTTTTTGTTTGCCTCAAAGATACCTTGCGTATACTTCTTGAATGGCTCGTGTAACCAATCAAACTTATCGTTACCAAAGTCTATCTCGTTACGATTGTAGTCCATGTAGTAACCACAATCCCCTGCCCTTTGCCATGTACTCTTAGGTGGGAATCGTAGTGGACTTGGTAGTTGTAATTGCAAACTTACATTCTTCCATACGGACATCTTACAATTTGCTGATTGCCACACATCTTCGGGTGCATCTTTGAACCCAGTCAATGGTAGGCTTTCAATCGTATCAAAGAACCCTGTGGGTAGAGCATTCATCTTTGCTTGGATGTCTGCTGAGAACAAACTGTCATACAGTTTCTTCGCCCATTCCATAGGGTAGTTCTTCTCTGCCTCTCGTATACTATCTCTGAACATAGCCTTCGCATTGTTCTCGATATCTGTTTTCAGTTGGTCTGAAAATCTTACTGTTGCCATGTGCTTTCTCCTTTGTTCCAATCATTACTTAAACTACGAGCATGTTGTTCTGCCATAGTACCTAGTTCCTTGCGTATCTTCTCGAACGCTTGGTCGTTGGTCATGCCTAGTTCATCTAAGCATTCAACCAACATTGTCTCTGCATCAATGCAGAGTTCCTTAACTTTACCCATTGTTACCTCCTTGTGGGTTAGTGATTGTCCAATCCGGTATCTCTATATAATCTCTAGTTACCTTGTGTTTAAAATAGAGATACCCATTGGCTTGGTGCATAAACATATAGCCATCAAGTATCTCCTTACTTGCATACTCAAAGGCTTTGTGTACTTCTTGGTCAGTCATTAGCTACCCCCTCCATGTAGACGATCTCACCCCAAGGTGCATCGCCCTTCTCGTTGGATACCCATAGGACTGGATACGCAGGTTCATCACCAAAGTCGCTACAACATAGGTCTGTGAGTACAACACAGCAGACAGGATCAATGTCCTTGTCTTGCATGTATCTGAAGATAGGACTGAAAGCAGTACCACCTCCACCATGTGGTGATATGACTGGCTCATCATCTTCAAAGCAGTCATAGTGACAGACTTCGGAATCAAAGTAGATGATGTGTATCTTGGTAGGAGATAAGTCTTGGTAGACTTTGATAATCTCACTCGCAAACTGAGTGAGTTCCTCCTCACCAATCGAACCCGATGTGTCGATAGCAAAGCATAGTTCACCTAGAGCCTCACCCGATACACTCGGTAGATACATATCTTGTGACAAGAACCTTCTGTTAGGTCTCGCCCAAGTCCTAGTATCTGTTCGTTGCTTGACAAGAAACCTTTGCATGACATCTTTCCAATTCACTCTTGGTTTCATCAAGTCACCAACGAATCGTTCAAGTCCTGCCGATAGTTTACCCATCATCTTTGCAGACTGAGCCGCTTGTGCTACCTTAACTTTCCAGTCAGCTTTCTTCTGCTCAATCTCAGCAGGAGAAGAACCCTCCCCTGCATCTTCGATGTCATCGTATGGTTTCATACCATCGCCATACCCACCATCACCATCTTCGGGCATAGGTGGCAACAAGTTATAGACACCATCGGTAGTACCACCACCTCGTTTGAGTAGGTCTCTGTCCATGACACCACCTTCGATGAACTTACCAATACCCTCGTCTTGTAGCATTGGATTAATCACAGCATCACCTGCATAGTTCCATCGCTTGTGGTCTCTGTCACCCTTACGAAAGATGTGTTCAAACATTGGATGACACACCTCGTGAGCAACGAGGAACAGAAGTTCCTCATCACTCTTGGACTCACAAAAGCTAGGGTTGAACAACACCCTCTCGCCATTGGTAGCCGCAGTTGGAATGTCCTCTGATAATTCAAAGGGCATGTTCATAGCCAAGTTACCAAAGAACGGATGCTCAAGTATGAGTGCCGTCTTTGCCTTAGCGATACGTCTTTCTAGTTCCATTAGTTACCTCCCATAAATGCACCCATCTTATCCATAATAGCCTTAGCCTCTTCAGCCTTAGTACGTCTGAGGTCGGGGTCATTACGCAAAGATTCAGGGTGGTTGTTAGCCAAACTCCCCTCAACTTGTTGACGCATAGCCTCCAAGTTTGGGTCGTCAGCAAAGTTAAGCCGACTAAGTATTGAACAGACTTCCTTGGTATTCTCTACCAATGTGTCTCTGAACACAGACTTAGGGTCGGCAAGTTTCTCAGCCATGTGTTTGACTCGGTCATACAATCTCTGCCAAGCCTCTTCCATAGCTTGTTGGGCAGAGTTCTCAACTCGTGCCTCAACATCTTGCTGTATCTTAGCCAACTCAGCATCACCGATACTCACTCGGAAGTCATTCGATGGTACTGGAAACACAGCCATGTCCATACTAAACTTACGTTGGATATCATGGAGTGCAGGGTAGTCAGCCTTGTTGTACAAAGAACCAAGGAATCTCTGTGCATCTGCATGCAGTCTCGGATACTCTTGGTAGAATGTATCTACAAGTGATTGCCAGTCACCCTTCTCTTTCCTAAACTCGGTCATAAAGTTTAGGTAGTTAGCAGATGGTAACATCATCGTGCCTTCGATACCCCAAGGTAAGGTGTTCGCATAGAACTTCTTACGAATCAGAGTAGACTTCTGATGTATGTTATTGAGTGCATCATTCATAGGTAACAACGACTTGTTGTATCTACCTGCTTGTGTTGCACTACCATTCTGTTGAGCCACCTGTTCGGTGGCTCGCTTGTCGTACTTTCTTGCAGTCCATTGGGATATACCCAACTGAACTAACAACGCTTTATCACTTAGTTTCATAGTTACCTCCTCTAAAATAAAACATCTTGGTGAGCGATTGCCCACTTAGTGAACGCCTCATGTGATGCAAGGTCGGGATTCTTACGACTAGCATACGAGACACATAGGACTGAGAACTCGGGTGACATACGCTCTGCATACTTGACGATGTTACCAAAGTTTTCGGTGGTTGCTCTGTCACCCAACGCACCAGTAAGTGCATAGCAAGTAGCAGGATCATCGGGTACAGCCACACTCATTGGTGATTGTATGATTGTGTCGGGGTTAGGTAGCTTACGTTCAATCTTTAGAAAGCCACTAAACTCTGCGGCACACCCTTCACCAACAGCACCCTTGAATGTTTCGTACTCAGCCTCGGGTGGTACGATACCAATCATATCAGCAACACCTTCAACCCAACTACGAGGCGATGGGTTCACATCTCTCTGTGGATCAAAGTCATGCAGTAGTGCAGTACGGAATCGAATGAATGATATGACAACAGGTTTCACTCCGTGGTCAATCGCCCATGATGTCCAGTCATCAAGGTGTGTCTCAAGTTCATACACAGTTTCACGATTACGCAAGTGAGATAGTACTCTGTTAGCACCTGCTCTGTCTGATTGCTTGTTACCAGTAGAGACAACCATCCAACCTTTCTTCATAGGTTTACCATGAAGATTCCTTGCTTGGCATATGTTAGCTAGTACCTTCTGCAAGTCAGCACCTGCTTGGTTTCTGTCGTCAAAGCAGAGTATACCTTCATCGGGTATGTCTGTTCTGCCCTCGTATGGAAACCAATCGGGCAACTTGTAGTGTAGCATCTCGTCACCATTAGGATAGAGAATACCAAAGTCCTCAACCAACATGGTTGGCATATGCTTTTCGATATACCCAACACCAAGTTCCTTGGCAACTTCTTGCACGATGGTTGTCTTACCTCCACCCGGGCTACCTTCGATAGCTATCGTTCTCTTCTTTGGGAACAATCTCTTGATTGTTTCTTTCAATAATGTTGCTCGCATTACGCACCTTCCTTTCTATTATGGTTATATTTGCGATGGTCTAAGCCATAGGATACAACTTGTTTGTTGACCCTCTTACCTTTAGCGACTTGCTTGTCTGAGTAGTAGATGATGTCGCCATTCTCATCTCTTACTGGTACTCCACCTTGATGCTCTCGTAGCATGAAGAGTTTCAACATACTTTTAGTCATGGTTAGTTTCTCCTTCCCATAGTTGATTGATGGTTAGACATGAGTTGGTTTCAGTCCAAAGACTTTCATCCCAAGTCTCACATCCAAGCATCAGATTGATAAACAAAAAGGCAATGAGGAAACCAACACCTGCCGTAACAGCAAGTGCTAGTGTCCATTCGATTACCTTTCGTTTAGTTACAGGGTGTCCATATATAATCATTAGAACAACCCCCATCCAAAATAGATGTCTAGTATAGCGACAGTAGCAGATGCTACCGACCCCCATATAATCCACCATGTTGTATCATTCATATAAACCTCCTTTGTTATTGATACCTTTTAGTTCTTGCTTGTTGGATATCACAACGTAGTTAGACTTGTGCATTGGTACGACTGTAAACTTACGCTTACCTGCCGATACCTCCCCACATTTCAAACAAGTTGGATAACCTAAATTGAAACGAGCAGGACTAACCTGCTCATCACAATCTGTTGTCATACAATCGTTACTTAACGACATACTCAAACCTCCATCTGTTACATCTCTCTCGATGCCAGTTGTAAGGCATGAAGTAATCATCTTCTGATATGTCCATAACCAAGTAACCATTGGTAAAGTAACCATAGTAACCCGACTGAGTACGACTCTTGTAAACCTTCTGCATACTATACCTCCATAGAAAACAGAGGACATGGTGTTACCCATGCCCTCTAGTGATTGCTGATTAGGAAAGGACTTCAATGTCGCTCTTCCTTGATGGTGCTGATGTTAAGTCTCTCTTCTCCAACATAGCTAAGTAAGGTTTACCACCGAACCTAAGACTTGCTAACAGTACAGGTTGCTCTGCCTTGTTAGCATCAGGTACAAACAAGTTCATCTCATACTTCAACTTATCTGCATGTTTCTTCATAACTGCAAACAAGTCTGATACGTTCTCTTTGTTGAACTTACCATCTGCATTTGGTCTTAGGTTTATCTTCTTAGTCTTGTGGTTAGCAAAGACTTCTACGTTACCTTCATATAGTTTACCCATGATATATCTCCTTTGTTAAGATCATTGATATACCGACATTCAGAAAGGAATTTTCTGCCTGCCGATTTTTTAAATTTACCCTATCGGTTTTGATTTGTAAAGTTTTGCTGTCTTTACAAGATAAACGCAGGTTTAAACAAGTATCTATAAACATACCGGTTTATACATGTATAGTTACAGGTTATATACAGGTTATATATATTAAAAAACATAGGGATAACAGCAGGTTACAAC